GGTATCGTGCTTCTGAAGCTGAAGACCGTAGGTACAAAACTTGGATTACAGGTTCTGCCGGTGGTGCTGCTACAAGCGACTTAGATGCAATGGAGGTTAACTTCCTTTCTGAGCGTGCTGTATGTACTTTAGGTGCAAACAACTTCGTATTATTCCGTTTTGGGTGATAAGACAGTAATTGATAGGAGGGTGTCCTTAAAGACACTCTCCTTTTTTAAATTAAATTAAATTAAATTAAATAAATAATGGCAAAAAATATAAACCCCATAGACAAAGTCTATAAATTAAAAATTGGAACCCCTTTATCTTATACATTAGCATCAAGAAATCATCCTAGATTTCCTTTAATGTGGTATGATGAAAAGAATAATATTAATAGGTCACTTAGATATTCAACAAACCAAAAGTCCCCATTTGAAGATGAGCAAGATGGAAATGCAATTATAGAACCTATTGTATTTGAAGATGGGTTTTTGCGAGTTCCTAAAAACAATCCTGTATTGCAAGAATTTCTTCACTATCATCCTTTTAATGGTACTATATTTTCTGAAGTAAACAAAGAAAAAGATGCTGCAGTAGAGGTTGACGATTTAAATTTAGAGATTGAGGCTTTAGTTGAAGCACGTCAATTATCACTTGACCAACTTGAAACTCTTACACGAGTGATGTTTGGTAAAGACCCATCAACAGTATCAACTGCTGAGTTAAAGCGTGACATATTAATATTTGCTAAGAGAGACCCTAAAGAGTTTTTGAATATATTGAACGACCCTGAGTTAAAATTTCAAGCTAGGATTCGTTTATTCTTTGAAAACAAACTATTGATACTAAGAAATGGTGAAAAAGAAGTATGGTTTAATACTGCAACAAACAAAAAGAAAATGCTATCTGTTCCTTTTGGAGAAGACCCATACGAAATGGTAGCACATTACCTTCAAAGTGATGATGGTATTGATTCTTTAAAGATGTTAGATGCAACTTTATCATAGTAAAACTTTTATTATTGACTAATTATTGAGGAGGGGGTACTTGTTGTACCCTCTTTTTTTTTATGTATATTTGAAAAAAAAGAACTAATGATAAACTCAGTTAGAAATGCGGTATTATCTGTGTTGAATAAAAACAATTATGGATATATTTCTCCTTCTGATTTCAATTTGTTTGCTCAAAACTCACAATTAGAAATATATGAGGAGTACTTTAGTAACTATAATAAGGTTATAAATGCTGAAAACGCTCGTATTTCGGGTGTAGACTACGCTGACATTGAACAGCCTATAGCAGAAGTATTAGAATATTTTTTGCGTACAGACTATTTGTTTAAGGTTTCTGCAAATAAATTCTCAATGCCAAGTCCTACAACTACGGGATATTATACCTATATGCTTTTAGACATTATATGTAGACCTGTTGTTTTAGATACAGGAACTAATACATCGGTTGTCAGTAATCAACTAGTAGATAGCTCAGCTACCTTCCTGTCACTTGATATTATTGCAGGAGATGTAGTAACCAATACAACAACAGGATTAGTGGGTAAAGTTGTTTCTGTATCAAGTAATACAGTAATAATATTAGATTCAAACATCTTTCTTGCAACTCCCAATACGTATGGTATTTTTTCTTCTTCTACTATTGTTCAAGCTGAAAAAGTAGTTAATAATAAACTTTCTTTATTAGTAAAGTCTAATTTAACTAATCCGACAAATGAGTTTCCTATTTACGCATTACAAGGCGATGAGTTAACTTTTTATCCTGTAACGATAAGTAATAAGGGTCAGATTGAAGCCACCTATTTTAGATACCCTAAAGTTCCAAAATGGACTTATGTTGTACTTACTAATGGAGAGCCTGTATTTGACCAATCACAAAATGATTATCAAGACTTTGAATTACCTACAGAAGATGAGTATAAATTAGTTACAAAAATACTTGAGTACTGTGGAATATCAATTCGTGAAACTGAAGTTACTCAATTTGGTATGGCTCAACAACAGCATGAGCAACCTACATTTAGTATGCAACAATAAATTTTTAAGATATGGCATATATATCACAGTATCAATATTATGAGAATGCAGGAGTACTTCCTGAAGATGCTAATTGGGGTTCTTATCAATATGTTAGTTTAACTGACATTGTCAATAATTTTCAGTTGATGTACTCAGGAAATCACTCTTTAGTTAATAACGAACCTCGTTATAAAATAGAGTTTCATACTAAGCGTGCTATACAAGAATTAAATTACGATGCTTTTAAAGAAATAAAAGTATTAGAACTAACGGTACCTGATAACTTAAGGTATATTCTACCTTCTGATTATATAAATTGGGTTCGTATATCTATGTACAAAGATGGATTGCTTAGACCATTATCTGAGAATATTCAAACAATTTCGTCTAAAGCATATCTTCAAGATAATACAGGCAGGATTTTGTTTGACCAAGATGGTAATGCACTATCTCCACAATACTCTGAGATTGACTATGATAGATTAACGCATCTGAAAAAAAGCATATATCTAAATCAAAATAATCAATTTGATGGGCAATCAGGTTGGAATATTGATGGGGGATGGGTTTTTGAGAATAGCATAGGGGGAGCTTATGGATTAAATACAGAGACTGCAAACTTTAATCCTACATTTAATATTGATAGAAAATCAGGAGTTATAAATTTTGATTCTCCAATGTCAGGAGAGCAATGCATCTTAGAATACGTATCAGATGGCATGGAGGGTGGAGATAATTCATTGATTACGGTAAATAAATTGTTTGAAGCCTACATCTATGCAGCAATAGAATATGAAATATTAAGTTCTAAACTTGGTGTTCAAGAATATGTTATTGCTCGTGCTCGTAAAAAAAGAAAAGCATTGTTAAACAATGCAAAAATAAGAATTAGCAATATTCATCCGGGCAGACTCTTAATGAACATGAGGGGTATGGACAAGCAGATAAAATAAATGGCAAACATTACAAGAAACTTTATAGCAGGTCGAATGAATAAAATCATTGACCAACGGTTGCTTCCTGATGGTGAGTATGTAGATGCTATGAATATTAGGATGGGGTCTACAGAGAACTCTGAGGTTGGAGTTATTGAGAATACAAAAGGAAATCTTTCGCTTACTGAATTAACTTATATTGATGGTACACCGCTAAGTGTAGACGCAAGATGTATTGGAGCTATTGCCGATGCTGCAAATGAGAATGTATATTGGTTTGTTCATGACCCAAGTTTTGGTCTAGGAGCTACAGGGAAACTTGATTTAATAGTATCATTTAATGTATTTACAAATATATTAACATATCATGTTGTTAGTATAGACGATGGGGGTGGTGTAGATACTAAATTAAATTTTAATCCAAGTTATCTTATAACGGGTACAGATATATTAAATGACTTATTGTTCTTTACAGATGATTACAATGCTCCAAGATTTATAAATATAAATAGAAACTACCCTAATCCAATTGCTGATATAGACCAAGTCAATGCAGAGTCGTTGCTTGTAATTAAGAAACCACCTACAGAATCTCCTGCTGTAGAACCTCTTGTAATTAATGGTCAAGAAAACTTTTTAAATACACGATTTATTTGTTTTGCTTATAGGTATAGATATATTGATGGAGAGTACAGTGCCACATCTCAGTGGTCTCAACCTTCATTTGTTCCAAATCCTTTTAGTTTTAGTATTGAGAGTTTTTTAAATGAGGGTATGACTAATCTTTGCAACTCTGCAAGAATTACATATAACTCAGGAGGCTCTTTAGTGGTTGGTGTTGACCTTCTTTTTAAGAAAGCAGATGGTAATATCATTAAAGTTATTGAGAAACTTGACAAGGCTAATTTAGGTCTTGTAGACAATACTGACTACGATTATACATTTACAAATAGTAAAATATTTACAATTCTATCTGAGTCTGAATTATTAAGACTGTATGATAATGTACCTCGATTTGCAAAAGCTCAAACAATAATGGGCAATAGGTTGATGTACGGAAACTATGTTGAAGGATATGATTTGATTGATGATAATGGGTCTCCTATAAAGTTTGAGTATACAACTTCTTTAATATCTGAAGCTATAGGAAATACAAGTATTACTGATGCAACCGATGAAGGAAACTATACTATTGATGGAGCAGTAACTGTTACTAATGCTATAGTTACATTTGATTTAGCAGGACAAAATTTAATAGCAGGCTCTGCAATTAATTTAGATGTAACCATAGAGCATTTTGACCCTTTTACAGGACAAGCACCTTTTCCAACTGAGGAGACAGGTGAAGTTAGATTAAATTTTGCATTTTTCTTATCAACTACATATACTTCTGTGTATGCATTAGCTACAAGTATAGAGTTTCAAAATGCAGTTGGTGATATAGCAAATATTCAAACAGTTGCAAATTCTTGTAATGGTACAACATTTACTGATGCATTCAACTGTGCAATACCAAATAACTTAAATGCATATATAAAAAATAATAGTGGAATAAGTGCAGTTGGTGAGCCAATAGGGATTGTTACAAGTCCTGCAAGTAGTGAAATTGGATTACAATTTCCTGCAATGCAATATGTTGATAACACAACTACTCCAACTCAAACATTTTATGAATACTATCAAGTTACTTTTGCTGAAGCTACATTTCAAGAAATAGCAAATCCTCAAAGTTTACACAGTAATCGTGACTATGAGATTGGTATTGTTTACATGGATGAGTTTAATAGAGCAACAACCGCATTGGTTAGTCCTACAAATACAGAACATATACCATGTGGATTATCTGCATTTAAAAATTCAATTCAAGTAACTATACCCATACAACAACTTCCTCCTGCGTGGGCTACACGATATAAATTTGTAATAAAGCCTGACGAAGAGAATTACGAGACAATATATTGTAGTATATTTTTTGAAGACCCACTTACTAATAATGCATATTTCTTACTTGAGGGTGAGAATGCACGTAAGATTGAAACGGGAGATAGATTAATAGTAAAAGCTGATTCAAATGGTGCTACTACATCTTGTGTGTATGCTACTGTTCTTGAGAAATCTTCTCAGAGTTCAGACTTTATTGAGATACCAACCGAATTAGACCCTTCTGTTTTTATTCCTATTCCTGCCGGAGTTTACATGAAAATTAATCCTAACAGTTTTAATATTGTTCAGGACCAACAAGCTATTATAGCACCCGGTAAAATAAAAGAAACTTCTCCTAAAGGAGGACCTTATCCTATACTATACTATCCAATGAATACTGCTCAAACAGCAGGATTTGACCCAACAAACCCTACTTGGGAATTTTCAGATTATGATGTTCCTTCAGGTAGTCGAATACTTCTTTCTATAAAACAATGGAGAGATGGTGTAGGTAGTCTTTGTGAGGAAAGAAGAAATACATTAGAAAGAACTATTATATCAGGAAACTCATACGATAATATGTATGATTGGTTTGTTGGTGAAAATGTACAGCAGTTTTTAAATGATGGAATAAGATATGCAGGAGGTGGAGACTGTATTCCTGATAATGAGTTTATATCAACAATAACTAATACTATAAACGATATATCAACCGCTTTATGTATTAATTATTATAGATTTATTAGAAATATAACGACTAACCAACTTGAGTTAATGGTTACAGGCACGTTGCCATGTACGGGTCTTTTTCAACCTAATGCTCGTGCATCAAACGTAGAAGTTAATATTACTGTATTTCGTTCAGATAAAACAATAATATTTGAAACAGAACCATCCGATGCATTGCCTGATGTGTTTTTTGAGAATGAGATGTCATTTGCAATTACGAATGGTAATCACATGGGCAATGTTCAAAACCAAGATATTAGTGCAATACCGCCTTTACCGGCTATTGTGGATACTAAGTTCTTTAATTGTTTTGCCTTTGGTAATGGAGCCGAGAGTTATAAAATAAGAGACTCAATTGTAGGGAACTCTTTTAATCTTGGGAATAGGGTTACAAGCGTATCTGCTCAGGACTATAAAGAAGCTGATAGGTTCTCTGATATTACATATAGTGGCGTGTACAGTGCTGAATCAAATGTAAATAAGCTAAATGAGTTTAACTTAGGATTGCTAAATTATAAAGTATTGGAGCCGTCATTTGGAGATATTTATATCTTAGATGGTAGAGCCAATGACATTCTTGTGTTACAAGAAGACAAAATATCTTATGTCTTGTCTAGTAAGAATCTTATATCTGACTCAACAGGAGGTGGCGTTATAGCTTCGGTACCTGAGGTATTAGGAAACCAAATTACACGCACTGAGAAATATGGCATCAGCTTTAATGCTGAGAGTTATGTACAGTGGGGTTATGATAGATACTTTACTGATGTAAAACGTGGAGCTGTTATACAGCTAAAAGGAGATTCATACTCAAACGACCAACTTAAAGTTGTCTCTGAGATGAATATGCGTACTTATTTTAGAGATGAGTTTAATACATCATTCAATACTCAAAAACTTGGTTCATTTGACCCATACATGAATGAGTACGTACTGTCAAGCAATGACATTGAACTTCCAACCAATCCACAGTGTTTGGCTTGTGGTATTGCTCAGACGTTTACACTAAGTACGTTACCTCAAGTACAAGGACAAGTAGAGTATTGTGTTGATTTAGGTCCTACTATAGGCGTCACGGATATAACATATAATGTATTAAGTATAAGTGCAGGTGGTGATTTTGAGATAACTGTTGATTACGATGGCAATATTAATACAACGGGAGTAGTTAGTACAAGTGGAGTGCTATCTTTTAATAAAGACACTATTTCTGTAGAGACTGCAACCATTACAATTGACTACACAGGAGATATTGTCCTACAGGTACTTGCGAGCTGCCCTGATTCAGCATCTCTTAGCATAGTACAAATTGTACTAACAAGCGATTACGATTCAGCACAGACCGTGCATACGCAATATAGGTATGTAAGTGGAGCCTTTACATCTCCATTGCAATCAGCTCTTGTAATTTTTGATAGTGGAACTACTAATCCACTTATTTCAAGATATAATATAATTACAGATTTTATAGGTACAGGTGCGTTTCCACCTGCAGGAAGTGTAATGAGTTTAATTTCAAATCAATTTGCTTCTGATACATTTGTTTTTGATAGTGCTTCTGATAGTTTTAAATACCACGTTACCAATACATTGTACGGAAATAATACTGTTGATATAAATATTCTATTAGGTTTAGCAACAACAGCAACACCAAATGTAGGAAGTGGAACATATAACTATGCTGATTTTACTGTACCTTCACTTAATGATTATTTGTATTTAATATGGGATTTTAGACAATCAACACCGGTTACCCTATGTTATTCAAATGTAGATATAGAAGATGTTTGTTGTAATTGTAGTAATTTAATTTAAAATACCCATGGCAGTAAGTGGACCATATTATTTAAACTCACCTTCACTTGGAACAGCGACTGCTGTATTTGATGATGCGGCATTGACGACTTTTGCTTTAGATGGATTTTATTCTGACGGTCTTATCTCAAGAGAGCAAGTTAGTGGGGTATTATTACCTCAACAGACTTGTCCTTCTTGTACCATTCCTTGTGGAGAGGAGATTACACAATCAGGTACAGAGGGTATTTATTTACTTGATTCAGAGGCAGGAGCAAACCTTGGTGCAATAATTATTAGGTTTGACCCTTATGATGTACCTGATGGCATTAGAGCAACATTTAACTCTGTTGTGTATAATAAACTAACATCGCCAATAGACGGTATACATGAAAGCACTGTTTCAGGAAACTTTACTTATATAGGTGAAATAGCTTCTGACTGCGGAATATCAGGCACAACATATCCTGCATTGCCTGAATATTTATATGATGGAGCAGTATTTATCTTAACAGGTAACACGCAAGCTATAACAGTAAATGCAGGAGATGTGTCTTTAAGTTCAGTAGCACCGGGCAATACGATGATGGTTATCCCTAAATTAACCGCATCTCCTTCTATTGTAAATATTGAAATAGTTGGTCCTTGTTTAAGTACCGATTGGAACATAATAGTTGAATGCCCTGTATTACTTGTAGGGTTTAACTCAAGCGTAATGGCTGCATCTGCAGTTGCTGCTTGTACTTTATATGAGACAGTTATTTATTACAATGCATCATTAGCAGGGACATCAGGTACAGTAGGTATATATGACTTTGTATATTCAGATGCTTATGGTTCTACACCATTAGCTGCAGGATTTTACCTTGCCACAGGGTCAATAGTAGGTGGGGATGATTGGTTTGAAGTAGATAGTAATGGAGTTGTAATTGATTCAGGAGTATGTGCTATTCCTCCACCAATAACAGGATATGAATATAGATTATTTGGATATGCAGTTGATGCTGCTGATGCTTGTGGACAAACAGGTACTTATGTAAGTTTAGGTAATTTGACAGTATTTGCTGCTTCACCAACATTAGCAGGTGTAACATTGTTTTATAATAATTACCCTCCTTTAGCTAATCCATATATTAATGGTACTATTGGAAATGGAGATAGAGTGTTATTTGCATTAGCATCTGATACTAATGAAAAATGGGTAGGAACATACAATAATACAACAGGAGCAATATCTAGTCCTGTGGATTGTACTCCATAAATAAATAGATATGGCAAATTATACATTATCATATAGTGACATGGTTGGAGGATGGGTATCCTTCTACTCTTATTATCCTGATTGGATGATAGGAATGAACAACTACTTCTATACTTTTAATAAAGGCAATTTATATAGGCATAATGTAAACCCATTAAGGAATACATTTTATGGAACATTTACGCCAACAACTTTGCAGAGTGTATTTAATACGTCTCCTCTTGAGAATAAATTGTTTAAAACAATAAATCTACAAGGAGATTCATCGTGGTCTGTAACCTTGGAAACAGACCTACAGTTCTCAGGATTTATAGATGCGGATTGGTTTGAAAAGAAAGAGGCAGCTTATTTTGCCTTTATACGTAACGACTCTGTTGGTCAGCTTTCACTTAGAAGTGTTAATGGTATTGGAAGAAGCATCCTAGTTACAGGCGGTAATGTGATTGACTTTGCAGTGGCTGTATCTATAGGAAGCATTATAAGCATTGGAGATTATCTTTATTTCTCATTGCCTCCTTACACCACACCTATACTTGCAGGTGAAGTAACTGCTATTACAGTTGACCTACCTAATGGTATAAACCAATTAACTATAGATACAACAATTTCAGGAACAACTCCCATACCTATCAACGATGCATACTTCTTATATATTAAGAACTCAATTGCTGAGTCTCATGGAGTGTTAGGTCACTATTGCACATTTAATATTGACAATGACTCAACAAGTAAGATAGAGTTATTTGCTGTGCAGTCAGATGTGATGAAAAGTTTTCCTTAAATTTAATATCTTTGTAAGTATATGGAGTTATATATACGAGAATTAAACGAAAGCGATTACGATGACATTCTTGTAGGTTGGTGGAAGCAATGGAAATGGGAACCTCCGCAAAGAGATTTTCTTCCTAACGATGGTAAAGGTGGTATAATTGTTTACGATAATGAAACTCCTGTATGTGCCGGGTTTATGTACTTAACTAATTCCAAGGTAGCATGGGTAGATTGGATAATATCTAACAAGGAATATACCAAGAAGCCACAAAGAAAAGACGCTATTAAGTTATTAGTGTCTTCATTAACGGATATATGTAAGAAAACAGGTAGCAAATATAGCTACGCATTAATTAAAAACCAAAGCCTAATAGGAATGTACGAAGAACTTGGTTACATTAAAGGAGATTCCTATACAGGTGAGATGATAAAATTATTATAACATGGCAGTAACAACAGCAGCGGTAGTAGGTATAGCAGCAACAGCAGCATCAACAGGTATGTCATTTTCTCAGGCAGGCAAGCAACGTCAAGCAATGCGTAATGCAGAGCGTGATGCTGATACAGCAATGCAGGCTGCACGTAAAAAATTAGAGGTTAACTTTTATGATAACTTATCTATCCAAAAAGAACCATACGAGTTAGAGAGAGAAGCACTGCTTGCTCAAGGTGCTCAAGCTATACAAGCAGGAGTAGAGAGTGAAAGAGGGGCTGCAGCTACAGCAGGTCGTATTCAAATGGCTCAACAAGAAGGTCAAGCAGGAGTAAGAAGTGCATTTGGTCAAGAATTAAGTGCACTTGAGAAGTTAAGTGCACAAGAAGATAGTCGTCTTCGTGATATTGGTGCTCAATTAGATTTAGGAGAAGTAGAGGGTGCACAGTTAGCTGCAGCAAATGCACAAGAGTTAGGTGCACAAGCAACACAACAAGCCATGCAAGGAGTTGTAAGTACAGGGCAACAAGTGGCTTCTGCTTTACCATTATTTGCTCAAAATCGTTCTGCTCAAAAATCTGCTCTTGGAAATATGACCTTAAGTACTGAACAGTTTCAAAGTTTCGGTAATGTTAAAGGTAAAAATGATGGAGTAAGTAAATCAATGGGAGTAGCAGGGACGGATGGGTTTACAAATTTAGACCTTGAAAAAATTAAAGGCATGAGCAATTCTCAGTACCGACAATTTAGAAATGAACTCAGTCCTGAACAAAGGCTAATGTTATTTACAAATAAACAATATTTAAATAACTACGACCCGTTCAACCTATTAAAATAAAAAAAAATTAATGGCAACATATTATAAATACGCAGAGCGGAGTGCTGAATCTCAAATAAATTGGGCAGAGGTTGGCAAGAACATGAGCGATATGCTCAAAGAGGAGACCCGTATCCGTGAGGAAAAAAAGTCTGCAATTGATGCCGCATCTCGTGAATTTGGTAATACGTTAGCTAACCCACCACAGGGTGAACATAAGGGTGCTAATCAATGGGCATTAGAGTATGGTGACAATGCTTCTCAATTTATGTTAATGCAAGACAGACTTTTAAAGTCAGGTCAAATGAGTTTAAAAGATTATACTATTGCTAGACAAAATATTCTTGACGGTACTGACCGAGCATTTAATCTTTCAAAAGATTATCAGGCAGTTTTTGCTGATAAAATGGAAAGATATAAAACAGATAAATCTCAAGATTTAGAGCAGTGGCTTATGGGTCAAGCAGAAGGTTATTCAGATTTTAATAAGTCTCAACTATATATTAATCCTACAAATGGCACTGTAAGTGTTGCAATGAAGGAATTAAAAAAGGTTGATGGTAAAGATGTTTACGTAATGAATACTAATCCTAACGAGTTTACATCTATTAATACATTAAAAAATCAAATAGCAGGAAAGTATGACAAGTATGATACCAATACTGTAACTAGTGCATTTGTAAAAGGATTGGGAGAAGAGACTACAAGTGCTATTGCTAAAACAGCATCTGTATCGGGTGGAGGATTGATATTAAATGTAGAAGATATTAGGAAAAGAACTGATTTAAGCGAAGATGGTAAAAAGATTTTATATCAATTTGCAGATTCAGAAAATCAATTTATAAAAGGTTCTCTTGTTAATCCATACGATAGACTATCTGTGCTTACCAATAGTCAGAAATTTGCACCAAATAAATTACAATATACATTTACCAATGATGCCGCTGATGCAAAAGCTAACCCTAATAAAATACTATTAAAGGTAGACCCAAGTTCAGGACAGCAAACTCCTGAGTTTTCAGATGAGCAAATAAAGGTATCAGAAGATTTTATGCGTACTGAACTTCGTGCTAAATACAAACGTACAGAAGAACTAAAGCCTACTCCTCAAGCAGAATTGCAAGAACCAAGAGCAATTAGTCCAACAGAACTTGATATTAATGAAAAGAGAAGGGCAGCTAAAAATGTGGCTCAAAACTTAGTTTATTCTCTTACCGGCAATGCAAATCAATCTTCATCAGGAACTAAATACTTAAGTGCTTCAACAGGACTTCCATTTAATAAAACTAAAGAAGGTTATACTATTGTTGATGAAAAAGGTAATACACAAGTGTTTAAATTTAAAGCTGATGGTATAAATCTTGCCGACCCAACCAAGTTTACAGAATCATTAATTGGCACTATATCAACAAAAATGGGTATTAACGAAGACGAGGTATTAAAACAATTTAAAAGTTTACTTCCTAAAGGTGCACAGATAAATTTAACAACTGAGGCTTCAGGATTTGAAACAAAAACAAAAAAATTAAATCCAATCGAACAGTACAATACAACATTAAGGGATGACCTTATTAATATTGGAGAACCTGTTATTAATTCAATAAAAAGTTCAGATGTTAAAAAAGCTATTAACGGTTCTGCTTTTGCAAGTAAATATGGAATAGAAGTTGATAATACTTATAGAGGTAATAGCATTTATATTCCTAAGCAAAATGGAAGACCTGAGTCACCTGAGTTTCCTGTAGGAACTCGTGTTAAAAATAAAGCTGCTTTAAAAGCTATTGAAGCATGGATGAAGAAAAATTATCTAAAAGGTGCTACCTTAGAAGAAAAAGAAGCTGAAGCTGAATTGATTAATCAAACCAATACAGGGGGAGGTTCTAGCGGTACTATAACAGGAGGAAACGAAAGATAAAAAAATAATTATGCCGGATTTAAAACAAGCATTAAGAGACTTTATAGCCACATCTAATAGTGGTAAATATGCTGATGAAGCTACATTGCTTTCAAAATTTCCTGAAT